CAGCGTCAGATGTGTATAAGAGACAGTGTTGACCCATCCGCCGCCGCTCTCATCGTGGAACTACGTAGTAGAGGGCACAAGGTCAAAAAGGCGGATAACACTGTTAACGATGGGATAGCAGACGTTGAGACGATGCTAACACAAGACAAATTATCGTTTGACCCGTCTTGCACACACACGATCGAGGAGTTTGGTATCTATGCGTGGGACCCAACAGCGGCTGACAAAGGCAGGGATGCAGTTATAAAACAGTCAGACCACGCGATGGACGCTATCAGGTATCTTGTAAAAACATTAAAACTCGTCAAGCACAGCCGAACAAGACAATACAAATCAATTCTAGGGTGATAACAATGTATCTATCATATCAAGATTTTGTTGCCGCAAAAGATAAAGGGCAATTTATAAATCAGTTTATAAAATTCCACGAGAGTACAGGAGCATACAAAGAGGCGTTAAAAGCGGACAAGTATGACGCACAGGAAAATGAAACTATTTTACAGTTTCAGCGCGTCTATTACACTTTGTTGGGTCAGAAAAAGATAGATAATTTTTCGTCTAACGCACAGATATGCTCTAATTTCTTTCACAAATTAAATACACAGCGCTGTTCGTACAGCCTGGGAAACGGTGTCTTTTTTAATGACATGGGTGTCAAAGATAAACTAGGCAAACAATTCGACAGACGGATTAAAGAGGCGGCTTACAACGCATTAATTCACGGTCAATCTTTCCTTTTTTGGAATGTGGACCACGTGCACGAATTTCCTTTTACGCAGTTCGCCCCGATGTGGGATGAAGACACAGGGGCATTGATGGCGGGCATAAGATTCTGGCAACTGGACGAGCAGAAACCGTTTAAGGTTGTGCTGTACGAGGTGGATGGCTACACAACCTACAGTGCAGAGAGTAAATTTGGAGAATTAAAAGAGACCGCTCCCAAACGGGCATACAGACAGAGAATTGAGACTGCAAACAATTTGGAACCCGAAATCATCGGGGAAGAAAATTATAGCAGTCTACCTATTGTGCCGATGTTTGGCAACAAAAGACATATAAGCACCCTGAGGGGAATGCAGTCAAAGATTGATGCCTACGATGCGGTACAAAGTGGTTTTGCTAATGATTTAGACGACTGTGCACAGATGTATTGGCTCATTTCCAACGCTGACGGTATGACGGATGACGAGCTGGCAGAGTTTAGGGACCGGCTCAAGTTTCAGCACATCGCAAAGGCTGAGGAAGGGCAGGTACAGGCATACACACAAGAGCCGCCGTATACCGCCAGAAAAGAGTTTCTCACGCAGATGCGGTCAGAAATTTATGAGGACTTCGGGGCGCTGGATGTACACACCATAGCCGCCGGAGCAACAAACGACCATATCGACGCGGCATACCAGCCACTAGACGACAATGCAGATGATTTTGAGTACTTCGTAGGCGATGCGATCGAAAAGATTCTGGAGCTTGCAGGAATTGATGACGAACCGCAATTTAAGCGGAACAGAATCAGTAACGAGAAGGAACGAACAGACATGATTCTTGAGGCAGCAAATTATCTGGATGAAGAAACCATCCTGAAAAAATTACCGTTTGTTGCACCGGAGGAAGTGTCGGACATTTTGAAAAAGCTGGACGAAGAATCATATAACCGCTACACAGAACCACCTGAACCAGATACGCCGGAAGATAACCCGGAAGGGGATGAGTAGTCATGTATCCATCCGACAAGTGGACAGAGCAGGAGTTACAAAAGTTAGAAAAACGGTTAGCAGACGTATATAAGCAGGCTGAAAAAGAGCTTGACAGCAAAGCGAGAAACTATTTTAAACAGTTTTCCAGACGATACGCCAAAGAATATGCGGCATACCAGGCAGGGAAATACAGCAAAAAAGAGTTTGAAGCATGGCTGATGAATCAGTATGGCAGAGGGCAGAGGTGGGAGGCGCTGCGCGAGGATATGGCGCAGAGACTGACGGAATCAAACCAGATTGCCGCAGCGTATATCAACGAAAAGACCCCTCTTGTGATTGCCCTCAATCGCAATTTTGAGGCGTACATGATTAAATCTCTTGTACCTGACAGACAGATAAAAGAGATTGGAGATATTGCATTTAATTTGGTTGACGAACACACAGTTAAGCGGCTGACGGTCAGAAAGCAGAAGATTCTTCCACCGCGTAGGATACTAAAAAGTAAGGACGTGCATTGGAATAAAAAGAAATTGCAAAATGCACTACTGCAAGGAATTTTACAGGGCGACAGCATAAAAAAGCTCGCAGGGCGATTCCAAGACGTTGCAGGTATGAATCATACTGCCGCAATTAGAAACGCCCGCACAGCATTCACAGGAGCGCAGAATGGAGGCAGGCAGGCGGCATACGAGGAAGCCTACCAGATGGGGATTGATGTAGTTAAGCATTGGACAGCGACAAAAGATTTGAGGACACGAGATAGTCACAGAGCGTTAGACGGCGAGGAAGTACCGTTTAACATGGCTTACTCAAACGGTCTTATGTATCCGGGAGACCCAAGCGGAATCCCGGCGGAGGTTTATAACTGTCGATGCACGCAACGAACTGCGCTGCCCGCCGAACTGGCACAACCACGAATGATACGCGTTAAGAATTTGGAAACAGGCAGAAACGAAGTTGTAGAAGACATGACCTATTACGAATGGTTAGCAACGCAAAGGGGGCGAATATAATGGCGGATATTGATGTTGTAAGCCATGTAGACGAAGTAATACTCAAGACCACGATGGCACTTGCAAGAGCATTAGAGCAGGCAGGAGCCGCCGCAGAGGGGCACGCAAAAGACCTTTGCCCGGTCGATACGGGCGCGTTGAGAAATAGCATTACGCATCGGACTGACTTGGAAAATCTCACAGAGATAATAGGAAGTAACGAAGAATATGCCGCCTATGTGGAACTGGGAACTGGCGTGTATTACAAGGGAGGAAGAAAGACCCCGTGGACTTATCAGGACGATAAGGGACAATGGCACATCACAAACGGTCAGAGGGCGCAGCCGTATTTAAAACCGGCGGCGGCAAATTACGCGAAAGAATATACAGCAATTATTGCAAACGAATTAAAAGGAGCGATGGGATAATGGACAGATTGTCTTTACTCGTCAAGGCAAAAGAAACGGCGGAGTATTTTACTGATAAAAAGTTTAAATACTCTCAGGGCGTGGCGAATAGCTGGGCAGGCGCAAAGAAAAAAAAGGTAAGTAATTGTGCATCATATGTTTGCTATTGTCTACAGCAATTAGGCATCCTCAAACCGGGACAACTGTTTTATTGCAACAGGAACGGAACAGTTATCTATAAGGGCGCAGGAACAAAAACGGCTATATCAAAACGATATAGATTGATAAAAGTAAATAAATTACCCCGGGATTATAAAAACAAATTAAAGCCCGGAGACATTTGCTTTTATCGCCTACATACTAACATTTTTGCAGGCGTTAATGACGACAACAAAATGGTGTGGTGGGACGCCGGAAAGGCTAGCACTAACACTAAAAAAGCAGGCGGAACATATAAAAAAATACACAGAGTTATCAATGGAAATCAGAAGATTTTATATGTGCTGAGATGGAAAAGGTGAGAAAATGACACAGAGAAAAATTATTGATGTATCTGCATACAACGGCACGATTGACTGGAAGAAAGTAAAGAAATACGGTTGCGATGGTGCAATTATTAAGATTATCCGCAAGGATTTAGGCAAAGATAAAAAATTTGAGGAGAACTATAAAAAGTGTGAGAAATTGGGTATCCCATGGGGCGTGTATAACTACACATACGCTACTACAGTGGCGAAAGCTAAGTCAGACATGAAACTTGTATGCGACATCCTCGACAAAATTAGTAAGAAACATTTTAAATACGGCGTTTGGTTTGATATTGAGGACAAAGTACAAGCTAAGCTGACAAAAGGCATGATTGCATCAATCATCAACGCGGCACAGACTGTCGTTGAGTCAAGAGGGTATAAATTCGGCGTTTACACTGGCAAATCATACTTTGCGGAGCATATTGACAAAAACAAGGTCAAGTGTAAAAACTGGTGGATTGCACGTTATTACAAAGGCTATAACCGCATGGCATTTAAGGCAACGCCGAAAAAATCTTACAAGCCCGCAAGCGTGTCTAACCTTATGGCGTGGCAGTATACCAGCTCTGGCGTGTTTCCGGACAAGGTTTCAACCGGCAACGGCGGCAAGTTTGATTTAAATATTTTATATCATGACTTCCCGGCGGCGGCACAGAAGGAAGAAACAACGAAAAATGTTAAATACACAGGGGGATTCCCTAAATTGCCGCCACGAGGCTACTACAAGTTTTTAGACGGTATCACGGTATTAAAAGACACACAGAATGAAATTACAAAATTACAGGATTTTCTAAACTGGGCAATCGGAGCGAAATTAAAAACCGATGGCAAGTATGGAGAGAAGACGGAAGACGCGGTAAGAATTTTCCAGTCGCGCTGTAACTTGAAAAACGATGGCAAGTTCGGGACAAATTCCCTTAAGGCCGCGAAAGAATTTAGCAAGTAATCACGAAGTACTGTGATTTACATATAAAGTCATTTAGGGAAAGAAATCCCTCAAAGAAAAGGAGTAAATCAAATGGCATTAACAAGAGCTTTTTTGAAAAGCATGACACTTACAGACGAACAGATTTCCGCAATCATCGAAGAACATTCTGCAACCGTTACGGGTCTCAAGGGTGAGATTAGTAAATACAAAGAGGATGCAGAGAAAGTCCCAGACCTCCAGAAGAAATTGGAGGACTATGAAAAGGACGACTGGAAAGGCAAGTACGAGAAGGAACACGCAGGTTTTGAGAGCTACAAAGCCGAACAGGACAAGAAAGCGTCCTACAATGCGAAAGAAGCCGCATACAAAAAGATGCTTGAGGATTCCGGCGTGTCTAGCAAGGTAATTAACCTTGCATTAAAAGCATCAAAAGAGACTATTGATAATTTAAAAATCGGAACTGACGGCAAACTTGAGAACGCAACAGAGGTAGAAAAAGGCATCAAAGAAGCGTATGCCGATTATATTACAACTGAAAAAACTCAGGGCGCTAACGTATCAAATCCACCGGGAGGAGAACCGGGGAAAATGACCAAGAAAGAAATCATGGAAATTAAAGATGCAGGCGAACGTCAGAAAGCGATTGCGGAAAATCACGAAATTTTTGGATTTTGAAAGGAGTAAACAATGCCAGGAGTAACTACTAGCACTGTATTAAATACAGATAGCACTCTCAAAGCGAGAGAAATTGATTTTGTAACAAGATTTGAAAAAAACTGGGATGCATTAAGAACCATCTTGGGAATCTTTAGACCTATTAGAAAAGAGCCGGGCACTAGCTTAGTAACCTACGAAGCGCAGATGAAAGATGAAGCTTTACAGGGCGGCGCAAGCGTAGGTGAGGGCGAGGCAATCCCTTTTACACAGTTTAAAGTTGTGGAAAGCAAGAGAGAAGATATTGTTGTAGAAAAATACGCTAAATCTTTAACTCTTGAGTCTGTGGCAAAATGGGGCGCAACCGTTGCAATCGAAAAGACAGATGATGCCTTTATGGTTGAGCTGCAGAACAAGGTTTTGAAAGATTTCTACACGTTTTTAAAAACAGGAACATTAAAGGGAACGCAGAAAAAATGGCAGAAAGCACTTGCAATCGCAAAAGGTGCTGTACTCAACAAATTCGCAGGCATGAACAGAAATGTAACCGAAGTCGTAGGATTTGCAAATGTAATGGATTTTTACGACTGGTTAGGTGATAAAGAGATTACTGTGCAGACAATGTTTGGATTGCAGTATATCAAAGACTTCTTTGGTTTCTCTACACTGTTCCTCCTCCCTGACGCCTACATCCCGGCAAAAACTGTTATTGCAACACCTGTAGAAAATATTGACTTGTATTATATTGATCCCGGCGATAGTGATTTTAAAAAACTTGGCCTGGACTACACAACATCTGGCGAAACAAATCTGATTGGATTCCACGCAGGCGGCAACTATACAAATGCCACAGGCGAAACATACGCCATTATGGGCATGAAGTTGTGGGCAGAATACCTTGACGGTGTTTGCGTAGTTACTGTCGGAACTACAGATACCATCCCAGAAGTATCAAGCACCGTTTCGGAAGCAAGTTCGAACGGAAAATAAAGGGGGTTGATTGAGTGCTTTACGAAGTCATGAATCATATTCACAATTTCTTTCCAGTCAAAGGAGCGCAATCACAGGCAAAATAACAATCGGGGAATTGCTTTTTGACACGCACATAGATGCAACGACAGACACCAAAGATCTACGTTATTCTGACACCGCGATCCGCCTCCCGTTACAGGACGGGCAGTATTATTTGATAAGCGGTTCTATTTTTAATGACGGGGTTTATCAGTATCACAAAGGCAATACTGCCCCGTTACAGGAGGAGACGTTTGACGGCGTAGTGGTTCCACTGGCTATCCCTAAACCGTTTTTATCACTAGTGGACGAAATCAGCGAGTGGCAGGCAAAAAATGGAAATTCAGGAGCGTATCAGTCAGAGTCATTTGCCGGCTATTCGTACAGCAGGGCAACAAATTCTAAAGGCGAGGCTTACACGTGGCAGGATGTATTTAGAGCACGCCTGAACCCATGGAGGAAAATGGCATGAGTTTAATCAATGAATTTTTACAGGATTGCATACTTATGGATAAAAAGCGTACTTCTGACGGCGAGGGTGGATTTATCACCGAGTGGGTCGAGGGCGCTAAAATACAGGCGGCAATAGTCCGAGATACCTCTATGTCTGCCAGAGTGGCGGAAAAAGAGGGTGTAACAGCAACATATACAATTACTACAGCTAAAACAGTAAAGCTGAGCTATCATGATGTATTAAAAACAAAAGACGGAAAAATTTTTAGAGTTACATCAAATGCAGGAGAAAAAGAAACCCCTGCGTCGTCTAATTTAGACATAGCACAGGTCATGGCGGAGAAGTGGGAGTTAACGTCATGACCCCAACGGCGGCACTATATCAATTTTGGTCATCCTTCGGCATAACTGCATATCCGTCTAACAGGGTGCCGGAAGATACCGCTTTCCCTTTTATCACATACGAACCGATTATAGCAAATTGGTGGACAGGTGCGGCCGCCGCTAGCGTCGTAAATGTCTGGTACCACACAGAATCTGAGGCAGTCCCAAATAAAAAGGCGAAAGAAATCAGTGACAGATTGCAAGGAGGAACCACGGTCAAGTGCGATGATGGAATCATTTTTCTGTCGCAAGACCAGCCTTGGACTCCTTTAGTCGATGAAGCTGACTCGTCAATAGTACGCAGATACACAGTAATAACTATGCAATTTATAACTATTTAATGAGGTGAGCAAATGAAGTATACGCAGGTACCTTCTGACCTTTTCAAAAAAATACAGATTAACGCCGGTATTATTGTATCAGCTTTTGAGCCGGAAACGGGTGCCATAACAGCAACTAACATCCTCATGGCAACCAGCGGCGGTTGTAGCTTTAGCGCGGAGCCATCCTTTACGGATTTCGGGGAAGACATTGATAATGTGCCTAAAAACACGATGGAACTCAAGGAAATCGAATCTATCGAAGTAAAATTATCAGGCACAGCCGTTACAATGGATACCGCACAGGCTAAAAGTTTTATGGCGGCGGCAGACGTAGCGGGAAACAAAGTAACACCAAGGGCAGATTTAAAGGCAGAAGATTTTAAGGATATTTGGTGGATTGGCGACTATTCGGACGAAAATTCCGGGGATTCCGCCGGATTTATCGCAATCAAAATTATGAATGCACTCTCAACGGGCGGATTTAAGATTAAATCAGATGATAAATCCAAAGGAAATTTTGATTTCGAATACACAGGACATTACAGCATTAAGAACGCAGAGACAGTACCTTACGAGGTTTATATCAAAACAGGCGAAGCGGCGTAGGAGGTAAAGCATGAAATTATCAGAATTAACAGCAGAACAGGGTTTAGAAGCCATTGCGAACTCCCTCGAACATATCGGTAACATTGCAGACGATGATGATGCGCTCAGCCTGTGCCAGAAGCTTGTACCGCAGGAAGGGGAGAAATATATCAAAGTCTTTGCTAGGGGTGCTAAAACAGCTCCTAGGCTGTTAAAAACACACAAAGATGATGTAATTGGAATCTTAGCAGCGTTTGAATTGCAGAGTGTTGAGGAATACAAGAAAAAGCATAAATTAATGGACATTATCAAAGGCATGGTTGACCTCATCAATGAGCCGGAGGTACGTCAGCTTTTTTTCTCAGCGCCAACAAGCGCAGCAGAAGAACCCTCTGGCGATGCGCAGGAGAATACAGAGGAAGAAGCGTAAAGGGATTCTTGCTGTACGTCAAGGCTAAGATTTTAGACGACACAGAGGAATTAATTTACAAACGATACATGGCCGATGGGCTGAAATATGTAACCGAAAGCATTTCGCAGGCGTTCGGTGGGAAATATCTCTATGTATCATTTTTTGATTTAATTAATAGCGATAAAAAGCAAACAGTAACAAAGACTGGCGAAGAAATAGCCGCGGACGTCATTAAAAAAGCCGGATTGGTGGTGATGAGTGATTGAATGTGATGGAATTGTTTGTCACTCTGGCAATCAAAGACACCGCATATAAGCAGGGGCTGAAAGACGCAGAAGGTAACGCCAGCTCGTCCACATCAAAAATTGGCGGGGCATTTAAAGCGGTCGGGAAAGTAGCTAAAACAGCTATGGTGGCCGGCTCTGCTGCCGCCGTTGCATTTACAAAAACATCAATAGATGCCGGAATGAATTTTGATACTGCAATGTCTCAGGTAGCAGCTACTATGGGAACAACCGTAGACAAAATAGGGAACGTCAAAGCCAAGGCTGAGGAAATGGGGCGCACAACAAAGTACACCGCAACGGAAGCGGCGGAAGGAATGAATATCCTTGCTCAGGCTGGCTTGTCGGCGGATGAGCAGATTAGCGGTATCGGAACGGTACTTAACCTTGCCTCTGCCGGTGCTATGAGTCTGGAAGAATCGGCATCATATACTGCCGGAGCTGTAAAAGGCTTTGGTGACTCGATGAGTAACGCATCTTACTATGCCGATTTGATGGCAAAGGGTGCTACTCTTGCTAATACGGACGTAAGAGGCCTTGGAGAGGCTTTTTCCGGTTCTGCTGCCACAGCGAAAAACTACGGTCAAGCGGCGGACAGTGTCACGCTTTCCTTGCTTCGCTTGGCAGAGCAGAACGTGACAGGCTCCGAGGCATCTACGGCATTAAATAGGGCAATGGCGGACTTATATACTCCGACTGATGATGCATCAAAAGCTTTAGATCAGTTAGATGTATCCGCCTATAAGTTAAACGGCGAGGCAAAAGATTTTAACGACCTCGTAGACGAGCTTAATGGCTCTTTGCAGGGTATGACAGCGGAACAAAAAAACAATGCTCTTGCAACGATTTTTACAACGCAAGGCTTACAGGCGTTTAATAAAATGACCGCATCGAGTGATGCGACTGTGCAAAAATTTTGGAAAGGAATACAGGATTCTTCCGGCTCCGCAGCACAACAGGCGGCTACGCAGTTAGATAATTTGCAGGGCGACATAACCTTGCTATCTAGCGCCACAGAAGGCCTGCAACTTGCTTTTTATAATACCTTTTCGGGTACTATCCGTGGTGCCATCAAAGGTATAACAAGCGAGGTTAGTGGATTAGCTGAGGCGATGGAATCTGGCGGCATAAGCGGCGCCCTTTCCAAACTGGCGCAAGATGCGATTAATTTTAGCGGCCAGTTGCCGGGGCTGACAAAAATCGGCGGCGACCTCATAAACGGTTTAATTTCAAGCGTTACTCAAAATTCTGGCAGTATTACAACTGCTGTCAGCCAACTGTTAAATAATCTTGCCTCTACGATTTCCACAGGGCTAAATGTATTTACATCGGTCGGAGTTAATTTGCTGACGACTATCGCTAACGGCATGACTCAGGGCATCCCGACCTTTTTGGGGCAGGCGTTGCCGATGCTGACACAATTTACAGAGTCATTGAGGAGCAACGCAGGCAAATTGATAAATGCAGGCCTGACACTTATCCAGAATATTGCTCAAGGGCTGATTAATTCTATTCCTGTATTGATTGCATATGTACCTACAATCATAACGAATTTGGCTGGCATTATTAACGATAATGCGCCAAAAATCCTTGCAACAGGAGTAACAATCATAACAAATTTAGCGATTGGCTTAGTTCGTGCGATTCCGTTATTAATTGCTAATTTACCGAAGATTATCACAGCAATCGTAAGCGTATTTACAGCGTTTAACTGGTTTTCGCTTGGTAAAAACATTGTTACCGGCATAATAAAAGGGGTCAAAAATCTCCCTTCCCTTTTAAAGGGTGCCGCTAAAAATGCTGTAAACGGATTCAAGGGAGCATTTAAGGGAAATGGTATTTTATCGGCTGTAAAAGGAGCATTTACTAAGATACCATCGGCTGTTAAAAGTATCTTTACTAAGGCAGTATCCCTTGTAAAAAGCTTCCCTGGACGGTTTAAGAGCGCCTTAAAGTTTAGCTGGTCTCTTCCACACCTAAACCTACCGCACCTGAGTGTTTCCGGCGGAAAAGCTCCGTTCGGTATTGGGGGAAAGGGTTCCCTGCCATCGTTCCATATTAGCTGGTATAAAAAGGCTATGGAAAGTCCATATGTATTTTCTGATGCCACATTGTTTGGAGCAGGAGAAGCAGGAGACGAGATGCTGTACGGTCGTAGCAGACTGATGAACGATATCAAAGAGGCAACACAGGGAACGAAAAACGATGTAACTATTAACGTAACTGTAAACGGTGCAGATAACCCAGAAGAATGGGGAAGAAGAATGGCAAGTGAACTTAGAAGGCAGGTGAAAATGGCATAATGGCAAAGAAAAAGTCTGCTGCTCCTAGCGGTCTGTCTATATCGAGAGACGGTTTGAAATTTACAATATCTTGGAAGATACCGACGAAAAAATATGAGGATGGACAGTGGCTATGGTATCGTCTACATACAAAAAACGCCGGTGCTTCTAAATGGGATTGGACAAAGTGGAAGAAAATAAATGTGGGAAAATCAGCAACCAAAAAAACGGTAGCACTTAATGCAAAAAATTATTATCCTGTCTCATCAAAATTATTAAACGCGATAGAATTTAAGGTAAAGGGCAAAACAAAAAGTGATAAAAAGCATACCTATACAGCCGCACATTCCACAAAGACATTTACCATTTATGCACCAAATGCCCCTTCCGTTTCTTATTCTCTTGATGATACTGGCGCAAATAAAGGTGCATTTACTTGGAATACCTCATACGAGGCAAATGATGCAAGGCATTTTGCAAGGACGCAGGTACAGACCGCATTAATGACAAACTATAAGGGCGCCATTGCAAACGCTCGCTTTACCAATGCATCCTATACGGGAGCGTCTGGCACATGGGCGATAACAGAGGATGGTTCCCCGACACAAAACAAGACATTTTGCCGTATTGTAAGGGCAAAATCGAGAGGGTGTGCCGGAGATTCCGGTTGGAGCTATGCATACCATTATTACAGCATCCCAGAGCGTCCAAATATACAGAGTACAGGGAGCAAAGAGATAGGCTCCTCTAGCCGCTATGTATGGGCAAACTGGGTGCAGGCATCGCCGCGGGACCGCCCTGTGGATTCTATGGAGTTACAATATGCCATAGACACGCCGGAAAGCGGAGAGAGGTATACCGGCACATCATGGAGTACAGGAGTAACTGTTGCGTACCATGATTATACGGTGTCAGCAGATTTTAACACAGACGATGGCATAGCGGAAGACCAGGTTATGTGGACAAGAGTGCAAAGTACGCACGATAAAAAATATGCATACTCTGAGCCACGAGTAGCGGCGCGAGGGGCTTTAAAATCCCCGTCATTTGATACGGTATCGGCAACAGGAACAACACTTATCATCAATAACGTTGAGCGAAATACAGAGGTTCCCGACGCCAAAACAGCAATCTGGATGAAAATAGACAACGAGGAAAAAGGTATTATCGCGATCACCGACAAAGAAGGGACAATCACAGTTACGTGTCCGGACGTGTCCGGCGGCGCTGAATACCAGATTGCCCTCAAGAATTTTACCGGAACTTCTGCACCTCAAAACGGAGCATCTGGCATCACCTACAAACTTAGCCCCCTCATGCAGTAAGGGTGGGTTTACTCGGAAACAAGAAAGATTGCAGTCCCACCGAAAAATATAACTGCAATGGCAGTGGCATCTGATACCGTGGAACTAACATGGGATTGGTCGTGGAAAAATGCAGATGCGGCTACCATTGCGTGGGCAGACCATGAGGACGCATGGATTAGTACGGACGCCCCAACTACTTATGATGTAGAGGACAAGGAAACAACGTGGCATATCGGGTCCCTGGAATCGGCAAAAACATATTATTTCCGCGTAAGATTGCGGGATACGTCCGGGGACGAAGAAGTGCTATCTCCTTGGTCTGATACGGTTTCCGTATCACTGAGCGAGACACCAACAACACCTACATTAGCAACAACAGAAAACTATCTTAGTATGGACGACACAGTTATTTGTAGTGTCGGCTATACCGGAAACAGCAAAGCGAGCATAAAAATAGCGGAAGCGGTTAACGATGAGCCAGTTAAAGGCAAAGATGGAAACGTCGTTGTTTTAATGATGTCTTCCGGCATGGAGACATTATCGGAAACTATTGAAAACATTAATAAAATCTATACTGCAAGTGGCCTTTTGAGCAATCTATGGAATGTAGGAGAAATCCATTATTTAAAAGCAATGGTTACAGCACAGGGAGGCAAGGAAGGGGCATGGTCAGATTCTGTGGCTGTTGAAATTGTTGCAAAACCTGCGATAAACAGCGTGACAACAAATCTTGTTTCGGAATCAACTGCATATAATTCTGGCGATGTTACCACGGAAACAAGCGACCAGACAGTACCAGAATCATCGGAAGGTACAACAAATTATTTAGAGCAGCTACCATTAACAATAGTCCCTTCCTTCGGGGATTCTGCTGGCACAGCAAAAGTAACGATTGTCAGGGACGAGGATTATTATATTCTGCGCCCGGACGGATTAAAGGAACAACATTTTGCCAATGAAATTATTGCTAGTTTTACTGGCAGTGAAACAGACAGCTATGCTATTGGCTTAAGCGACCTGATCGGGCAGATGGATGACGGTGCAAGGTACAGCATACAGATTGCATTTACAGACATTTATGACCATGTGGCAGAAAAAAAGATACCGTTTGTTGTACGGTGGAAACACCAGCCGGAAGTACCAACGGCCACTGTAAATACGATTGCAGACAACAAAACAGCGAGTATTGTTGTTGCTAAACCAACCACATATGCTGATGGGGATACATTCGACTTGTATCGGATGAGTGTAGACAGAGCAGAATTGATTCTGGAAAATGGGGTTTATGGACAGAAATATGTTGACCCATACCCGGCGTTAAATGAGTACGGCGGCATACTGGTTGTAAATAAAACTGCCAACGGTGACTATATAACGTCAGATAGTTCGTTTGCGTGGTTATATAGCGATTTTTCCATCGAATATAAAAAGGCAATCATTGATTTTGACGGTGAATCTATCGAAATCCAGTATAACCTTGATTTAGATAATTCGTGGGATAAAGATTTTGAGAGGACAGTATACCTTGGGGGCTCTGTGCAAGGCGATTGGAACCCTGCGATCACTCGCGATTTAAAAATTGATGCAGTAAGTATCTCACTGACAGAACCAACGATGATTGAGCAAATGAGACGGCTCGCAACGTATCCCGGAATATGTCACGTTAGGACACCAGATGGTTCATCGTTTTCCTGCGATATACAGGTGTCGGAGAAAAAAGACCACGATAATAAAATGAGGACAGATTTCTCATTAACGATAAAAAAAGTGGATTCGGAAGAACTGGATGCTGTGACGGAAGAACAGTGGAACGCAGAACATCCTAATGAGGTGGCGTGATGGATTGGAGCAAAGGATTTTCAGCAAGATATATTTTAACAACAGTTGACCCTAAGACGTGGACAGACCGTCAAGAATTTGAATTTACTGAGGGTAGTATTGACCGGGACAGTACGTCAGATTTAAGGGAATCTGCTTCCGTCACAATGACGGAAAAGATAACAGACAATGAGTGTTGGGTCCGCATTTACCTACAAGCCAGACAGGGAGGGTCGGGAGCAAAAGTAGCGCTATTTACTGGCCTGACCGCCTTCCCAGAAAGAAAGCTTGATGGTGTGAGAGAAACTTACAATATTGACTGTTATTCCGTTCTCAAGCCGGCAGATGATGTAATCCTGCCGCGTGGCTATTATGCACCAGCCGGTAGCGGAGCAAAACAGATTAAAAATCTGCTTAATGATTGCATCCCCGCCCCTGTGTATGTCGAAGGAACATCGCCGATAACTACAGATAATATCGTTGCGGAAGATGGGGAAACAAGGCTCACAATGGCGCTGCATATTTTAGATGCCATTGGCTGGCGGATGCGAATACTTGGCGATGGAAGTATTGTTATCTGCGCAAATGATAATAATAGCAGTCTTACGGTGGGAATTAACGCGAACGACATCATAGAGTGTGATGTAACAGACACATTTAATTGGTACGACACACCGAACTGTTTTATGGCAATACATGACGATTACGGCGCAGCCATCGCGCGGGACGACAGCCCGGACAGTTATTTATCAACCGTCAGCCGGGGCAGGGAAGTGTGGAAATCGGAAACAGGCGTTGAATTATCTTCCGGGGAAAACATAGCGGCTTATGCCGTTAGAAAACTAAAAGAATTGCAGAATCCTGCCAGAACGATACAGTATAGCCGGCGATTTTTCGAGGACGTTCTTTTAGGCGATGTGGTCTTTCTAAATTATCCGAGACATGGCCTTACTGGAAAATTCAGAATAATATCACAAACCTTGTCGCTTGAACACGGATGCCGGACAAAGGAAGAGGTAGAGAGCATTGAATGATTTCATAAAAGAGATTGCCTCGGCAATGAAAGAAAGCAAAACAAAGCCTTACGACACGGTTGCAAAAGTCCTTCGCGTTGACGAAAAAACGGCATATGTCCACATTGACGGTGGAGCAGATGAAACCCCCGCACAGATGGCGATTAATTGCAAGACAGGTGACACAGTAAAAATCCGTGTCAGCGGCGGAAAAGCATGGTTAACAGGAAACATTACAGCACCACCTACGGATGACTCTGTTGCAATTAAAGCGAATAAGACAGCTACTAAGGTAAAGAAATCCTACGAGAACTTTAAAGATGTTACTGAGGAAAACTTTAGCAGTCAGGAAGACAAGATATCAGAGGCTGCTAAAGTTGCAACTAACTTCATGAAATATATCGAAGGACTTGGATTAGTTGTCGGTGATATGCGAGGAAATACGCTTGGACAGAACGCGTTACTTGACGCAAATGGAATGTGTGTACGCAACAATAATAGTGAAATTGTACGATTTGGAATTACAGATATTAAGGTAGTAAATGAAGATGGAGACCCTATTTATAATGGTACTGGTTCTGTTGTAAAGTCACAAAACAACATTGTTGTATCAACACAGCAAACAAAAGATGCAGGCAATACTAACGTCGGTGGTAAAGCTGCACTTGAATTATATTATGATAGTGCAAAAGATAATATGGGTCTCTCGTTATCTGTAAAAAGTGGAACATCCTATACTGATTTGTACGAAAGCATTGGAAATGGGATATATGCTGATAACTCTAATACAAAGATTGTGTCTTCAGACGTAATAAAGTTGGATGCAGGGAGAATATATTTATCCACCTATTTAGGGACTTGGAGACCATATTTTTGCGCTGGCGATTCGATCAGTGCAACTTTTGGTACTGCTGGATATATTACGAGTTCCGGCAAGGATGTCATTTTTATAATTCCATTATCAAAACCAATAATTGGGAACCCGACGGTAACAGTAACAAGTGTGGAAGGACTTATGGTCCGACAAAATAATAAGTATTTGTATGGTGGCTCATCAACAAAATATGTCAAACCTAGCAAATATACTGTACACTCAACGCTTAGTGGAGGCTGCATCCATGTATTTGCAACAATGCCAAATACTACAGATGTTACAAACAATAGTCCTTGCGGCATCTGGGCTAATATTAAGATAACATTCTCATAGGAGGAATAATAAAATTGGCTTTAAAAAAAGAAATTCGTCAAAGCGACGGCGTAGTTACTAATTATCACAGAATATTATATATTCAGTCTACAATCAACAGTCATGATTCAATAGCTGTAGTATCTTATGTAGATGAGATTGGTAGAGCTATGGAAAGCAACGGTGACAGACCGTACAGAGCCGCTGTTACATATGAGAAAGAGTATGAAGAGAATATGACTATTGAAGATGCTTATAAGTATCTCAAAACACTTCCAGATTACGAAGATGCAGAGGATATCTGATACAATTTATGCATAAGGAGGCGAAAGTATGATAGCTAGTGGGACAATAATTATTGACGGGCAGACATACCGCAAAGGAGATGTTATACACGATTTAGGTGGCTGGGATTGCATAGATACGGACGGAAGCAAGCGGTATTACTGGGGGAAGTCTTCTGAAGTGGACAAATTACCTCATTATGTTGCAAGCGGTTCGACAGCGCTATGCGTAGATACCGGGGAATTATATGGCTTTTATGCACCTGGCAGCAAGTGGTTTTTACTTTAGGGAGGTGTAGAGCATGAGAAAAAGTGGTTTAACGGGAGATGAGGCGTATATACTCTCAAAACATGGGAAAACAACAGAAGACCTTGGCCCGCTAAAAAAAGAAATTGGTTTGCTAAAGGAAGATTTAGATAACAAAATAGAACACGTTGGCGGATATAAAGAATATGATATTGGAACTCCAAGCGTTGGAACATATTGGAACAAAAGTGCTAAAAAACAGCTTGAATCCGAAACATATCAATCGTTCAATCCAATTTCACTAAAGGCTGGAACATATCATTATGAAAATATGAGTGGCTCTTTTACTTTTTACGAAGATACTGACGGAAATTGGATACCGATTGGTAAATATTCAACGTCAGGTAACGGCGATGTAGTAATCACTAATGATACTACGATGTATATCACTGAAATGCAGAAATCTGGTGTATTTGTTGGTGCAAAATTATATTCTGGTGACATTACACAGAAAGAATCTAACTGGTTCAAAAATCCAAAATATGACATTGACAATATCAATAACACTTTGGAAAGTTTAAGTGATTCTGTAAATGATATAAAAAGTATAGATGGTTCTGTAATAAAAGAATATTGCATATATGTCTCAACCACAGGCTCAGATACGAGTGGTGATGGTTCGGAAGAAAAACCATTTGCTACTATTTACCATGCGAACGAAACGATTACCGATAATTCCTACGCAAAAAGATACAGAATTATCGTATTACTGGGAACATACACAGATTTACAAGACAAATACACAGGTATAGCACAGACAAGCAAATATCAAGGTGTTATTACAAAACCTTGGGTTACTTACGAATCAAAGAGTGGAAATCCAGAAGATACCATTATCGAATGGAATGGCTCAACAGGATTAGAAAATCCTATCAGAAGTGACATTGTTGAAAAATGTGCTTTTCATATCGTTTCATTACCAAGGACATTTACAGCCATTAAAGGATTTACAATAAAAAGTAAAAACACAAGATATGCTATGCACTGTGAGAGTAGTGGTATGGGGATACAAGGCGAGTGGCTTATCGAAAACTGTATATTTGATTGGGGTGGATGTCCTGATATAAGTGATGATACAGGGAGATTTCCTGCAATAGGAATTGGTATGAGTCCTTGCGAAAAAGGTACGATTAAATTTTGCAAAATCGTTACGACTACCGTCGAAACAATGCTTGTACATGACGGAAAAAACAAGGACGGAAATAGTGCTGTTATATTAGGCGCAGAACTGAATTTTATAAAATGTGATTTGGGAACTGGAAGGTTACAATTTCAGAGCATTTATCCGAAGTCTGGCGAAATTAACGCAAAAACAAATAACGTTTGTAACTTGATAAGTTGCACACAAATAAACAACCTTTATAGTTATATTTCATCGCTTAATTCAGATGACGAAATGGTATGGAGAGTTTATGGAAAAGACTGTGACTTTGCGAGTTATGGTAATATGAGTGACTATGTTTATAAAATCGGAACTGCAAATAATGTATCTAACTAAGCTAAATGGGGCTTTAATTAATTTATAAAAACAAAAGAAAAATAATTTTTAAGGAGGAATGGAGATGGTAGATATTATGTTACCCTTATTAACTTGTTTATTTATTGTGTTTGATTCGATCAGTGGAAATATTTCTGCTTGTGCTAATCATATCTGGAAATCGTCAGAGATGCGTAGAGGATTGTATCACAAACTTGGCTCTATTATGCTCGTGGTGCTTGCGTATCTTATAGACTACGCTCAGAAATATGTAGACTTGGGCTTTCGGGTGCCTATTGCCGCAGGCGTGTGCGTCTACATCATTTTGATGGAGCTTGGTTCTATCGTGGAGAATATCGGCAAAATTAACCCTGATTTGCTCCCGGACAAGGTTAGAGCAATTTTAGGACTGGACAAAACAAAATAAATTTACGTAATTTTTGCGTGTTTGAGGTGATGCAGTGAACAGAAGTTTGATAAAAAAACTCTGGAAATTAGGCGATAAACAATTTATTGATTACGCCTTGTCATGTGCCCGCTTAACTTTGCGGGAGCGTGAAACTGTACAGTACTTGCTTTTTGACGGATTAACGCAGGAGCAAGCCGCCGAGAAAATGGATATAAGCACGAGAGGATTACAAGGGCTGTGGAGTTGTGCCGTAGAAAAAATTTTGTTAGTTCCTGGCACAATCCCGTACATAAACAGCCTTTAAGAAACTAAAGACAACTAAAAATCATGCGAGAAATAAGCGCGTTGCCTTCGTGGTGGCACGCTTATTTTTTTGCGATAATAAAACTATAAGGAGGGCAAAAAATGTATCAATATTGGAATCCTAACCCAGCGGCGGCAAAAGTGGGAGATTGTACTGTGCGTGCTATCTCAAAGGCTATGGGTCAGACGTGGGAAGAAACATATATACAGCTTGCACTGTACGGCTTGATGCTATCAGATATGCCCTCGGCTAACGCAGTGTGGGGCGCATACCTCAAAGATAATGGATTTAGCCGTTATATAATCCCAGACGAATATATGACCTGTACCGTCTCGGAATTTGCAAACAACCACCCAGAAGGGGTTTATATTTTAGCACTGTCAGGGCACGTTATAGCGGTAATTGACGGCAATTACTACGATACGTGGGACAGTGGAGCAATGACACCTATCTACTATTGGAGGGAAGGAGGAAAATAAATGTTCGGTTATCCACAATATCCACAACAGTATCCACAGTATCCGCAATATCCACAACCGGATTATCTTGACCAACTCAACCGACTAAAACAGCAGCAGGCACCACCCCAACAAATGCAACAGCAGACCAACCCCGATGAGCGGATTTGGGTGCAGGGGCAGGGCGCGGCGGAGGCGTATTTAGTGGCACCAAATTCTTTTGTTCGCCTGTGGGACAGCCAAGCACCGATTTTTTATGAAAAAAGAGCGGACCAGACGGGCAGACCGTTTTTAGAGGTGTTTGAATATAAGCGAAAAGGCACAGATTCGCCCACAGCGGAGCTTTCGCAATCTAGTCAACCAATCAACTACGAGGAACGCTTAAACGCCTTAGAGAGGCAAATGGAGACGTTAAGAAGGAGGATATTGAATGAATCTCAATCCAATGCAGATGATACAGCAGTTTCAACAGTTCAAACAGCAGTTTCAGGGGGACCCGAAGCAGGAAGTGCAAAACCTGCTAAATAGCGGGCAAATGAGCCAGCAACAGTATAACCAGTTGCAGGGCATGGCAACACAGTTTCAAAACCTTTTAAAGGGTTTTAAATAAATAAAAAGGAGTGATTTCATGGGATTAACAACAGACGGAATGAGCCCGGCAGATTTGGCGGCAGTCACAGGCAACAATAACGGCGCATTTGGCGAGGGTAACGGTGCTTGGTGGATTATCATTCTTTTCCTTTTCATCTTCTGTGGATGGGGAAACGGAAATGGATGGAATAACGGCGGCGGAGGCGCGGTAGACAACTATGTATTAGCTTCTGACTTTGCAACCTTACAGCGCCAGATTGATAGCGGCATTTCCTCCCTTGAGCGCAAGGGTGATGCCATCAACAGCGGTATTTGTGATGGATTTTATGCGATGAATACCTCTCTTCTCAACGGATTTGCAGGAACAAATAGCACAATCCAGCAGAACGGGTATGATACACGAAATGCAATCCAGCAGGGACAGATTGCAGATATGCAGAGTTTTAACGCTTTGCAGGCACAGTTAGCACAGTGCTGTTGTGATAATAAACAGGCTATTGCGGGCGTCAATTACAACATGGCAATGAATTCTAACGCAATCCAGCAGGAAGTTACAAGTGGCTTCTGCCAGACGAATTTTAACAACGCAAACAACACAAGAGATATCATTGACAACCAGAACAACAACGCCAGAGCCATCCTTGATGCTCTTACAGCGCAGAGAATCGAAGCTAAGGACGCTAAGATTGCCGAGCAGAATCAGCAGTTATTTGCGGCACAGTTAGCGGCTTCTCAGGCATCACAGAATGAAACATTGAAGGCATATATGCAGGGTCAGTTTACTTATTACAACCCTAGACCGGTTCCAGCTTTTCCGGTTTCCGCACCATATCAGTACGGTAACTGTGGATGCAATACCAGTTGCGGATGCTAAAATTTTATAATTAGCAGCTTCCTGCGTTGACGGGATTGTTCGGCTTGTGCCGATGATGCTTATAGCGGCGGGGCAATCGTTCCGCCGTTTATTATTAAAAAAGGAGTGATAACGTGGCAGAATTTACTAATAGCAATATTGTAACCGTGGCAGCGGGGCAGAATTTACCGCTCACAGAGACAGCCGTAAAGTGCGGTAGCTGTATTACACACCGGGAGGGGGCAGGAATTGTGACCCTTAGAGGCCTTACAAACCAGTGCAGGGCGCGCTATAAGGTCAGCTTCGGGGCTAATATCGCCATACCCGCCGGTGGAACTGTGACACCTATTTCTATTGCCCTGGCAATCGCCGGAGAACCATTAAATAGTGCGACAGCAATCGTAACACCTGCAGCCGTAGGCGAATATTTTAATGTATTTACGGCGGCATTTATTGACGTGCCGCGCGGATGTTGCATAACAATCGCAGTCGAAAATACATCTACGCAGGCAATTAGTATAGCCAATAGCAATTTAATCGCCGAGAGAGTAGCGTAAAGGAGGGCGAAAAATGGAATCATTACACAAATTAAAAAAGATGATGTGCAGAGAGTTAGACGAGATTTCCAACAAAGGCGACATGAGCGCCGGGGATTTAGAAGCAGTCCACAAACTGACAGACACAATCAAAAATATTGACAAAATTATGTACTTAGAGAGCGATGATGAGTACAGCCGTGGCGGCGACTGGAACGCATCGGGAAGATATAGCCGTGGGCGTTATCCTGACATGGATTACGGCGATTACAGCAACGCTCGTAGAGGTCAGCACTATGTGAGGGGGCATTATTCTTACAACGATGCAAAAATGCAGGTAAAAGAAACTATCAAAGACATGATGCACGACAGTAATCTGTCTAGTACAGATCAGGCAGCACTAGGCAGAGCATTAGCAGAATTAGACCGATAAGAGAAAGGGGTGCCGCAATGATTAATATGGACGAAATTAATGCCGAAATTGCGGCATTGGAGGCAGGAAAAACAACCTACGCCACTTGCGAACGGCTTTCGATTTTATACAATGTACGCAACAATTTAATGAGCAATCAACAACCGAACCAACTATCTTCCAACACATCATACTACTCGTACAGTTCCGAGCCGGATTCTGAATTTAAAGAAATCGCTCGAAACGCAGACTTTGAGCACTTATTACACGTACTTGACGAACACATGAAAGCCATAGAAGCAATGTATCCGCGTGAATATCGTTCGGTTTTGCGAAAAATAAAAGAGGGCGCTTGAAACGTCCTCTTTCTTCTTGTATAATATAATTACTTCTCCTTTATTTCTATCATATTTTGTTATACGGTAACTGACCTTAACCTGGTGGTTTCGGCTAGTTACTGTATAACAAAAACTAAAAAAATATAATATCCTCCACGTAAGTGTCGGGGGATATTTTTATTTCTTTTACAATGCTTTTCCAAAACACCTGCTTGTCTTGTTCACCTAACTGCATATACATATCTTTCCAACCGTCAGGAAATCTGCTTTGTATTTTTTTCTTAGTTTCTAGTTCTTCCGTTGCGGCGGTCTGGGATAGTTCTTTTAATTCCTTTGATATAGCCTCATATCTTTCGTCATAGTATTCTTCTGTTATCCTACCTTTTTCAAACATTTTATTAATTCTTCCCAACTCGCTGGATAATTTTTTCTTTCTCTTTTCCGCATCGTTTCCGCCTGCCTTCACACGACCTTCTGCCCTTAATACATCTAACTGTATTTTTTCTTCGATGTGATTGAGCATATATGTTTCTAATTTTTTTTCTGATCGCGTGTAGGTCTTGTGCTTTTGTGCGACAGAGTGGGGGCAGTGATATACTTTGTACTTTTTTCCTTTTTTGCCTATTGCACACCCGGAAAGCCTGCAACCGCAAATCGGGCATTTCATCAAGCCGGAGAAAATGTAAATACGCCTCCTGCAATCTGTCCAAGTTTTTTGGCTGGATACTTCGTTGATTTTTTGCGCTTGCTCCTCTGTGATGTACGGCTCACAGTAGTTTTTTACTCCATACATTTCGCCGCGATAAGCCGGGCTGGACATAATCTTAACCAACCTCGTTCTGGTTCTTACAAAACCAGGGTATTTACTTAAAATATAGTCGGCGGTTCCTGCTTTTGAGAAGGTCTGGAAATAGTGCTCAAACATATCCTCAATTATTCCTCGCGTCTTTTCGTCTTTTACAATCTTTTTCCCTTCTATGCGATAACCTACCGGCACTTTTCCGCCAATATATTCCTTGTTGTTCCGTTTAAATCCCATAATAGACCGTATTTTCTCGCTGTCCCTGTCTGCCTCTGCCTGCGCTACGGACAGCATAATATTTACTTTAAATATTCCCTGGCTTGTCTCCGTCTCATAATCCTCCCAGATAGCTCTCCAAGGCACTTTACACGCGTCAAGGACACTTTGTACCTCATAATACCCTGCAACGGCTCTAAACCACCTGTCAAGGCGTGTGAAGAGTATTATGTCAATCTTACATTGCTTGCAATCCTCAAGTAACTGCAAAAGAGCAGGGCGTTTTGTGTATTTTTTACGTGCAGATATGCCAGCATCGTTATAAATACCGGCAACCGTATAACCTTGTTCCTCACAATATTTTTCAAGCGCATCTATCTGCGAATCAACGGACAATCCGCTGTTCTTCTGCTCTTGCGTGCTTACTCGCACGTACAAAGCGGCTCTTTTCATTTATTTTCCTTCCTGCCTTCGTACCTCCGGGGCGGGCGCTGCTGTCTACATCTGTCTCTTATACAC